GCATTCTATTCTAGTTTCTAGCGATTCACTTAAAGAGATTCTATTAGCTCACTTTAGAAAGGAGATTAATAGAGTTGAATCTTTGCATAGTTCCATAGTCCATAAAGAGGCAACTTCAGTTTACTTCTTATGGAAAATGTTGGAAGATCTTCTAGGATTGAGATGGGTTAAGTTTACGCTTAACTCTAACGTAGCTTATAATCGTGTCGTTGATATTGACGACATGAAAACAATCAAGTATTCGGTCAAGGTTGTTCGAGGTACATTGAGAATGTTTGATATCTTTAATCCAGCTCAGTTGCCTCTCATCAATACTATATTACATAAGGCGCATGTACTAAAGCAAAATCAACAGTTCACGATCATTAAGGTTGAGGATTTAATGACTAAACTTGATATTCTTTTAGCCAAGAATAACTCTAGTGAAATCGCAACTCCGGTTAATGCCATTTTGGCAGAAATAGATCAATATCACACAGATAACCCAGAATTGCTATTAGTGACTGATTTCGACTAAGATATATAAAAGAAAGTCGAACACTATGGGAAAACGTGAAGGTCTTGTTTATTTAGTAGTTGCTCTTTGGGTTATATTAGGAGCTTTAGGGGCTTTTAGAGATACAACTCTATCTGAGCTTTCGGTCTACTTTGGTTCACTAACTGCTTATGTTGGTGTTTACGTTTGGTCAGAGACTAAGAAACCTTCTGTTAAAACTAGTGTTTTTAAAAAGGGTCCAACTTCAAGAAGAGAGGCTATGATATACATAGTAACGCTGTTGTGGGCTCTTGCTGGCGGATTGACCATGTGGTACAATCAAAACTTAAATGATTTGACAGTCTATTTTGTTTCTCTATCTGGTTTTGTAACAAGCTGGATTTTAGGAGAAGTTTATAAGCCAGAGGACGAAGTCAAGAAAAATATTGCTAAAAAGTAATGGTAACTGGCTTTACAGCAAATGAAGTAGGAGACGTTTTAATAGCTAGACTTAAGGAGCCATATAATGGCATTCTAAGAGTTTTAGGCTGGCAAATAGTTGCAGGTCTAACTACAACTAGGACCGATGGTATAACTCTACTTTTTACACAAGGATCTACAACGGTTCAAGCTACTCAAAACATTACGATGAATGTTGGAGAAAGAATCATCGTAGGTAACCAATATTTTACTATTGCTTCCGTCAACGGTACTCAATTTGAAGTTGAAGAGATTCCTACTTTTACAGCAGGTGGCCTCAAGTTCTATGAAGAGACTAACGAAAACAATAAGTTTGTCTACGAGTACAGATGGTCTCAAAATAAAGATGCCAATGGTGGAGAAATGTCAGAGTTTAGATCTTTGACAGAAGATTCAAATCCAGGCGACTTATTTACTCTAAACTTTAATTCCACTCTACCTCTTTGGTTGGACGTTAGAGCTACTGTTGATAGAATGTCAGTTGGTGGTGCTACTAAATCACTGAGCATATTGAGTATAACATATGAACTTGAAACTGCCGATGGCACGATCGAAGCATGTCCTCAGTTCTGTGCAGATTGTGAAGATCCTTGGGCATTTGTAGGTTGCGAAGGCATTACAGTTGAGTGCGAGACTAATATATTTAATCCATACGAGCTACAAAGACCAGTTAATCTATACAAGCAAATCACAGATATTTCTACTTCTATATGGGGTCATGAAGTACGTTACTTTAGAGTAGAGCCAGATCAAAGGTCTAAGGACGTAATCTTAATGGAGTATTCTCTTTATAATGTGGTAGAGGAGGGTACAGTTAAGATTATGGTGCCAGATAACGAATTCCCAACTGAAGAATTTAGTTATGATATCTTTGGTATGGGTTTCGAGAACTTTGAGATTCATATTACTAAAACTGAATTCAATAACGCATTTGGTATTGGACCATCACCTAGAAGTAGAGACTACTTATTTTTCCCATTCAATAATAGAATGTATGAAGTTGTCTCTGTTACGTTTGCGGATGAGTTCAATAGAAGCTTAACATATTGGAGAGTTCAACTTAAGAAGTACGAGGATAGAACTTCTAGCATCCATACTGACGACGTTGTCGAGCAAACGGTTGACGATTTAGTCGTTGGCGTAGAAGAAGTATTTGGTGAAGAGATTCAAGAGGAGTATGAGAAGGTTACAAAGCCTCAACAATATAAAACAGTATTCCACGTTGTACAAGACGGAATCAGATCAGCTATTCACAAGAAGCTAAAGATCGCTGACATAGATTTAAGAAATAGATGGACTGTTGTTTCTAGAAACTATTATGACCTAACGACAGCCGGAGACAAGGTAGAACAACAAGATGGTTCGTATGCGTTTGAATTTGACGAAGCTATTATTTACAACTTAAACTCTTCTTTGGCAGCTGATAATAATTTAGCTTACACTGGGTGGTTTAAGCCAACCTTAAACACTACATTTGCAAACACACATCAAACTATATTAGATGGTTTAGATGGTGATAAGGGCATTATGATCGAAACTTCAAGAGTTGAGTTTAGGGTGACGCTTAACGATCAAGTTTACACATATGATTTTGGAACTATAGACGACTCTAATAATCCATTCTTTGAGGCTACAGACACCATGTGGTTCTCTATGGTTATCAACATAAGTAATCAATACAATGAAATGTCTGTAAATATTTACAGACTAAACGATGAAGTCAACGAAGGTTTACCACAAAATGCGCCTAATAGGTTAGAACTAATGTTTAATGAAACTACGACTATTCCTGCTGGTCTAACTTGGGAAACCAATAAGCAATACACTCTAAGAGGTGGTTACATGCACATGACTAATATCAGAATCTTTACCAAAACTATTGGAGCTGAACAACACACAAATGTATTACAGCAATATGTTGTTAGAGATTCACACCTTAACATTTTAACTGACAACGCTATACCGAGCATCATGCTTAGAAAGTATAGCCAGGGCAGATAATTTAATCTATATTCTCTTAGTTTGGTAACTAGGGATATATAGAATATAATATCATAATATGAGCGAGAACAAGAAAACAATCTCTGAACAAGCTGACGAGATACGGAAGGAGTTAGATGATTTAATAGGCGGAGGAGGCGATGAGCTTGACATAGATTCTGACCCTACTGATTTGCCTATGATGAATCAGCCTTTAGTGCCATCAGTAAACTATACTGAAATGAAGGGCAAAGCTAGTAAGCAAGCTCAAAAGACTATCACTAGCTTGATGAAGTTTTATCTTGATGCAGATATCATCGAGAAGGACGAGTATATTGCAGCTAAGAAGAAGATGGACGAGATGACAATGGCTTCTCTCATCTATCAGTTACAAGCTGGCGAAAGAGCTTTGACTACTTTACTTGAGACCATCGATGGTGGTGAGCTAGCTCCAAGAATGTTTGAAGTTTTGGCTACTCTACAAAAATCAATGCTCGATATCATTAAGTCACAGACCATGTACTTGATGGCAGCTGAAGAGGCTACTAAGAGAATTGCACGTGACGTAGAGATTTATAATAAGAGAGTTGGCGAGGCTGAAATAGAAGAAGCTGGCGGAAGTAGTGATAACTCAAATATTATGAGAGGTACAAAAGACTTGATGACACAAATTCAAGCTGGTATTGCCAAATCAAGTGAAGATATAGAAGACGCTGAAATAGAAGATATCGAAACTTAATGAGCGATTACGTTGGAGATAATAAATGGATTCCAAAGGGAGAAAGCTCTGTAGACTCAGAAAGAATCATATGGTCAACAAAGCAGATTAATGACCTTATGCTTGCTCTTGATCAGGGCTATAGACCTAAGGTCAAGATGCCTTTTTATGAAGGTAAACAATTCTTGAAGAAGGGCAACATCGTCTTCGAGTATACTGATGAAGAGATAGCTGAGTTGGCCAGATGCGCCGCTGATATCAATTACTTTGCAGAAAAGTATGCTGTTGTCATGACTGACGAGGGCATTCAAAGGGTAAAGCTTCGTGATTACCAAAAGGTCATGCTTAAGAACTTTCAACATGATAGGTTCAATATCGTTTTGGCATCTAGACAAATGGGTAAGACAGTCACAGCATCTATCTTTAATGCGTGGTATCTAACTTTTCATAATGATAAGAACACACTGTTACTTGCTAACAAGAGTGAGACAACTAAGGAAATCATAGATAAAGCCAAAGTTGTTATTGAGAACTTACCATTCTTTATGAAGCCTGGTATCATTAAGTATGATGTCATGAATGTCAAGTGCGATAATGGATGTCGATTAGTTGGTCAGGCTACGACAGCTAAGGCTGGTATTGGTTTTACCATTCACAACTTGTATCTAGACGAGTTTGCACACGTACATCATACTATCGTTGATACTTTCTACGAGAACGTTTATCCTACGCTTTCAGCCTCTAAGATTTCAAGGATTAACATTACTTCAACTCCTAATGGGTTTAACAAGTTCTATCAAATTTATTCTGCAGCTGAAAGAGGAGATAATGAGTATACGCCGATGCGTATTGATTGGTGGCAGCACCCAGACAGAGACGATGATTGGTACGACAGAGAACTTAAGAACTTAGGCTCTATAGAGGCATTTAATCGTCAGTATGGTAACGAGTTCGTCAGTTCTTCTAATCTATTATTGGATCCAGCTGACATGAAGGTCATGCGTAAGGGAATGCAAAAGTATATTTGGCATGATATGGAAGAATTTGATGCCGCTAAGCTTGATACTAAAGGATTTTTAGGTTTCCACCCTGATTTTGATACCGAAGATGCTAGATATAGTGAAAACTATTGGTTATTTACAGTTGATATTGCAGAAGGTAATGGAGGTGACTATTCAGTCATTAATGTTTTTAAAGTAAATCCTATGGAAGATAGAGAAATTGAGCATTCTAATAATCCTGGTGCTATGTACGATTTCTTTAAATTAGAACAAGTGTGCGTTTTTAGATCTAACGAACATGTTATTGAAGATTTTGCCAAAATACTATATGTTTTAGCTATAGATATATTTTACTTTGAGAACGTTAAGATGATAATCGAATACAACACATATGGTACTGTTCTCTTACAATACTTAAGATCTATTTTCCCTCAAAGAAATGACTTTGACGACGATATGATAGTTCGTTTTAAGCATAGGCATGACTCTAAAACTTTAAAACCTGGTATTAAGTTACGTTCTGATAATAAAGCTATCTTTTGTCAAAATTTTGCTAAACTACATAAAACAAATAGAATTAAGCTTACTGATGAAGAAACTATAAAAGAAGCAAGTCTATTTGGTACGCTGCCTAGTGGTTCTTATGGAGCTCAAATGGGCAACGACGACATTATAATGACAGCTATTACAGCAACGGAGTTCTTTAATACTACAGACTATGCGGATTATATAGAAGAATTACTAGACTTTATTGATGAAAGTAAACATGCTAAGATGGAAGAAGTTTTATATAGAGACTCTCAGGATGCAGGTGATTTACAATATGATATCTATGACTTGATATAAGTAAAAACACCTAAGAAGACGGATATATACAAAAAGTAAAAAAACAAATCAAAAGATATGGCAATAAGTCCCGAACTACAACAGTTTAAGAGCTCTGGTGTTTACAGACTAGAGTTTGACAAATCACAAACGGTAAATGTTCCTCAGGAGACTATTAGATTGGTCGTTGGTCACTCACTAACGGGTCCTTACAATACTCCAGTATTCATTGAAAACACAGAACAGTTTATCCAAGCTTTTGGTTCAGTAGATAAGAACCTAGAGAGAAGAGGAATGTACTTCCACAGATCAGCTCTAGAGGCTCTTTCAAGAGGACCAATCCTAGCAGTTAACCTACTTAACGTCGCAGAAACAGATGAAGCATATTGGGCATCTATAGTTACAAACGGTTCTAAGCAAGGTCTTACTTCTGCTAAGGGAGATTCTACATTTGCAAGCTACCACGACACAGAAAGATTTTGGGTTCCAACTGACGATAAACTTCTAAAAGTTGTCGAAGAATCATATGGTTTAGAAGATGCTACTGCTGGTATGCAGGACAGAACTTTAAACTTTGTCAATATTAAGCAAGATCCAATCACAGTTATTGTAAGACAAGCTGCTGATACAAGAGGTTTTGAAATTACAGCAAGAGAATGGTATGGTGAAGGTAATCAACCAGAAGGAGTTGATCCATTAGACTATATCTCAGAGTACATGGTTGATGTTCTTGTGTTTAAAGGTAGATTTGAAGCTTCTGAATTAAATAACGATCCTGTATATGGAGCATATTTTGATGCTAATGGATTGGAAAAAGATAAGCTAGCTGCATTTGCTAATTTAAGAGAAGTTTCTTTAATTGCTAACTATACAGGTTCATTAATACCTGATTTTATAGATCTAGAAGGTAGACAAATGTACATTGAAGCTCTAATTAACCTAGAAACTAGAAAGACGGGTCTTTTCTGTGCAATTAACGAAGATGCTACGTCTTATGTAGATTTAGTAGGAGATTCATTTGATGTTTATCAAGACTATGAGGTACTTTCACATATTGTAAAACAACAAACAGAACAAAACGCCCAAGGTGCTGCGGTAACAACATCGGTTGATTTAGGAGATTCTTTAGTAAGAACAGTTAACTCGAATACCGTTGAAATTTACAATTCTAACATAGCTTTACCAGAAGGTAAATTCTTAGACTCTTCTGTAGGAGGAGAATACGCAATGATGTCTGACGTAGACGTTGACCCTGACAAGAATATGGTGACTATAACAACTTCAGGAGAAGATGTTGCCAACCTAGACAATGCTACTGCGTCTTCTAGCTTTTCAGCTACTCAAGCTGCTAGTGCATCGTTTGTAGATGCTAACACTCTTAGAATAGTAAATGCTACTGCTATTACTGGTACGGATTTAAACGGCAAGTTTATAGATGTTAACGGAGTTGGCAACTTCTATAAAGTACAAGCGGCTTCTGCACCAACCGGAGACGCAGCTGTACAATTTGATATTACATTCACAGTAGATAAAGATGCAAGTGGATTAGAAACTTTAATTTCAGGTCTAGATTTTTCAGTTGGATTTAGCTGGGATGTTTTAGCTACAGCTAACTCTAATGCTATAGAATACTACAGCATTGGACTAAACGATAGAGCTATCGAATTCCCAGAGACTACAGAAACTAACCCAAACGCAAATTGGGATTTTGAAAGCCTCGGTGCTGGCCAAATGATATTTAGCACAACAGTTGGTGCTGAATTCCCAGATACTATTAAAGTAGGTCAATATATGTCTATTCCGGGAGGAAAGCTTTCTAGAATTCTTCAAATAGTCAAATCAACTGAAGTTGAAGGAAATACAACAATAGATAAAATTAGAATTGTTGGACATAGAGATAATTTAGGAGCAGCTCCTGCATTTGCATTTAAGTCTTATGACGAAGCTACTGTTTCTTATAAGACATTCCCTCTATCAGGTAGTGTAATTCAAACAAAATTGATCAAGGATCTACTAGAAATGCTAGTTCCTGGTGATGATAAAGGATTTGCTAATACTTTAGTAGATAAAGACGCTATCACCTACAGATACCTAGTTGATACTTTCGGTTCTTTAGAGAACAATGAAATTTTCAATAAAGTTGAATTCTGCCAGCTTGCAAGAGAGAGACAGAATGCTTCTGCTATCTTGAACGCGCCTATGGTTACAGAACTTAGAAAGTGCTCTAACCCATCATTCGTTGATGGCAACGATGTATTCAAGACTAAGTACATCGGAACTGGAGGTAATCTAGATCAAAACCCATCAAGGCTATATAAGATGCCTGAGGTTCTAGAAGGCGCTAACTATGGCTTCTACTATGGTCCGGGTCTAATCGTTATTGAGAACGGTAAGAGAAAGATTATTCCACCAGCAGCATATGTTTCTAATAACTTCATCGATAAGTACACCAATGCATTGCCTTGGTCTATTGTTGCAGGCCCAAGAAGAGGTGTTGTAACAGGTGTTGACGTTCAAAGCGTTGAATACTCATTCGATAAGCTTGATAGAGACGTAGTTGAACCATTCGGTATTAACCCAATTGTATTTGAGAGAGGAGTTGGTCTAGTTGTTAAAGGCAACAAGACCGGTCAGCAGAAGATTACTTCAGCACTTTCTTCGGCTCACGTTAGAGAGGCTCTTATCTACATTGAGGATGGTCTAGCTGCAATTCTACAAAACTACTTGTTCGAGTTCAATACTGCTCAAACTAGACTTGAGATCAAGACTCTAGCTGACGCATTTATGGAGGCGATCAAGAAGGACGGAGGTGTTTACGACTATCGTAACATTATGGACACAACAAATAACACAAATGAGGTAATTGATGCAAACATGGGTATCCTAGATACCTACGTCGAGCCAGTCAAAGGTCTAGAGATTCTAGTATCTAGAGTCACTGTTCTAAATACTGGTGAGATTGCAACAGGCAACTTCTCATAATCTGTGATATATAAAACAAAATATACAAATTAAAAATGGCAGGTTTACCACACTATAGAGAAGACCAAACTAGTAAGAAAGGCAGACAATTTGAGCCAGTACAGGCTAACCTATTTGAGGTTACTATACTTGCGCCAGAAGTCGTCGAAGGAACTGATATGTTACTACAGCATGTTAATTCAATCTCAGGACTAGAAGGTATTCATAGAGAAGTCGCAGCAATTGAGCAAAAGTATAAGTTTGCTACCAGATCATATGCTGGTATGCCAGATGGAACTGCGCTTGACGTTACAGTTAACTTCTCACTAAACTTAAATGATTCTAACCAAGCTTACGTTTACAAAACGCTAAGACAATGGTACAGAGCTCAATACAACCCAGATACTGGTGAAATGGGTCTAAAGAGAGATTACACAGGTACTATAATTATCGTTCAATTCGACAGAAAGGGTGATATTTACAGAAAAGTAACTCTTGAAGATTGCTTTATGACATCGGGTCTTGGATTCACAGGTACTCTAGATTATGGCTCAGCAGATGCTCAAACTCTAGAAGTAACTTGGAGAGCTGACGTCTTTAGCGAAGAGATAAACTAATAAAGTCAAAAGAATAAGGAGAGGTCCTTGAGGCTTCTCCTATTCTTTTGAAGAATAAATATATTACAATATCAATATATTATGTCGAATAAGCGAGATAAATTAACAAAGAAATTACAAGTTCTCTTAACTGAGGACGAGGTAAATCTAGTTAATAGAATCATATTAAATGAAGCAATTGAAAGCGAGTCAAGGCCTATATCTGTTAGCGCATTTATCAGAGAATTAATACAGCGCGAGATTAAGCAAAGAACTCCACAACAAATGTCTATAACTAGAGAAAACATTAAAAACCTTAAATCAAAATAAAGGAAATGAGCGATAATAACGAAAAAGAGCTAGAAAAAATACTAGCCGAAAAAGAAGCACAAGCCACTGCAGTCGAAGAGGCTGATGTTATTGAAGAAACTATAACCAATCAAGGTTTAGGTTCTGTAAATATGGATAGCTACGGACCTGAGAAAGCAGCACATTCTGATATTCATTTGGGCTGGTACAATCTAAGCATGGACGACTTACCGTCAAGAGGCAGATTTTACCCAAAGGATATGGAAATAAAAATTAGATCTGCTAAGGTTGCAGAAATTAGACACTTCTCAACAATGGATGAGAATAATTTACTTGATATAGATGAAAAATTGAATTCTATTGTTCAGTCTTGCACAACTGTGTCATGTACTAGTAAAAGAGTTTCTTTTAAAGATATTTGTGAAGAAGATAGATTTTTTATTATCTTATCAGTTAGAGACTTAACTTTTCCAGAACCTGAAAATGCGTTAAAGGTTAATTTTACGGCACCAAGCGGTAATTCTCATGACATTGAAATTAAGAGAGATTACTTTAGATATTTTGAGATTCCTGGAGATATTGAAAAGTATTACGATGAGGCTGCCAGAGGATTTGTAATTCAAACCAGATCATATGGTGAAATTTTCATGAAGCCGCCTTCAATTGGCGTTATGCAAGAGGTTACAAAGTATATTAAAGAAAGACAAGAGAAAGGAATTAATATCGATCAATCTCTTATTCAAATTATTCCATTTATTTCTACAGATTGGAGAAACTTTAATCAAAAGAAGATATTTGATATCGAGGTAGATATGAATGGCTGGGACAATAAAAAGTACACTCTATTATATAGATTGGCTGAAAAAATGAAAATTGGCATCCAACCAGAAATGAAGGTTGCCGTCGAGGATGAGGAGGCCTCAGTACCTATCAACTTTCGCGACGGCATCAAATCTATTTTCATTATTCAAGATTTCTCTGGAGAACTTCTTTAAAACTAAGTTCTACCTTTATCTTAAGTTACATATTCAACCGTCGGAGCTCGACAATTTGGAATATTATGAATTCCATTATTTAGTTAAAGACTTAGTTGAACATCTTAAGGAAGAGAATAAGCAAAATGAAAAACAAAACGAGGCGTATAACACAAGTATGCCCAATATTCCAAACTTGAAGGTACCAAATCTATCGGTTCCTAAACTATAAGAGAAAGGGGCTTAAAGCCCCTTTCTTTTTGGATATATAATTAGATTAAAATAATATACGGAGATTCCGTTTACTTTTATGACAGAAAAGCAGTTTCAGGCTATCTTAAGCCCTATTTACAGACTAGAAGCAGTGGCTGAGGAGAGAACTCAGCAAATGACTAGTATAGAAATGTTAACTGTTGATGTCAAGTCTCTTCAAAAAGAAACAGTAGATGAGCTTAAAAAGCAAACTACTATTCTTGGAGACATTAAAAGTATAATGAAGGATCAGGTTAAGAATAATAGCGGCGGAGGTAAACCAGCTGACGACTTGGATCAAGCTGCTAGATTTAAACCACTTAATATAAAAGATACTGGATTAGCTGCCTTTATGATGGTTAGTTTATCTGCAGCACTTGTAGCTTCTGCCAGTTTATTTAGCTTAATAGCTAATGTATCTCTTGCACAGTTAGGAACTGCAGTGGTAGTTGGTGCAACTATAGCGCTATTAACTCCGGGGTTTGTTAAAATAGTAGAAACACTTGGTAAATTAAGCGGAGAAACTAGTGTATCATATGAAGGAGTTACAGCTTCTAAAACTGATCCTTCGGCTATATTTGCTACAG